GTGCCATTGTGTTCTTGAACACTGCCGCAGCTCCGATCAACTGCTTCTGGCAGAAGGACGCGATTGAGATCCTCCCAGGTCGCTACGCAGTGCCTTCGGACGCTGGTGCGAACGTGATGCGTGCTTCCACCGATCAGGGCATCGAACTGGTCATGCAGAAGCAGTACGACATCAACACGATGAAGACCCGTTACCGGCTCGACACACTCTTCGGAGTTGTGAACAAGCAGCCTGAAATGAGCGGGATCATCCTGTTCGGCCAGGTCTAAACAACCTGATTCACAGAGGGAGGGTGGTTGACTCCGCCCTCCCTTTTGTGTATGAAACACTTATGCCCCTGAAAAAAGGTTATTCCCCAAAAACCATCTCCAGCAATATCAGTAAGGAGATGAAATCTGGCCGCCCTCAAAAGCAGGCCATTGCTATTGCTCTGAGCACAGCTCGCAAAGCAAAGAAAGACGCAGGCAAACCCGTTGGGAAGCTCAAGAAATGACTGAGTTTCCTGCTTTGGTTTACAAGGTTCCGGGCAAGTATGTGCGCCCACATGGAACTTACGATTTTACAGGCGTAAACAACGCTGAAGAACTGCAAATCAAGCTTAAAGAGGGCTGGTTTTGCTCTCTTTCAGAAGCGATTGAGCCTAAAGACAAAGAAGAAGTCACAGAAGAAGATGACACTGCACCACCTACTCGCCAGGAACTTGAGGAAAAGGCTACTGAGCTTGGCATTAAGTTTGATGGCAGGTTTTCTGATAAGAAAATCGCGCAGTTAATCGACGAAGCACTGGCTAAATAGTATGGGTTACACCAAGAAACAGATCATTGAGCAAGCCTTCGAGGAGATGGGCCTTGCATCGTACATCTTTGATCTGACCGCAGATCAATTTGAGAGCGCACTAAGGCGTCTCGACTTGATGGTGGCCTCTTGGTATCTCAAAAACATCCGTATCGGCTATCCTTTGCCGCTGAGTCCGCAGGATAGCAACATTGACCAGCAGGTTGATACGCCAATGCAGGCTTATGAGGCTTTGGTGCTGAATCTTGCGGTTCGTTTGGCGCCTTCTTACGGAAAATCGCTGTCTCCTGACACAAAAGCGAATGCCAAGCTGACGTATGACCAGCTTTTGATTCAAGCTGCTGCGCCAATTCAGTTGCAGTACGATAAAACCTTGCCACTTGGGGCTGGATACAAGCGCACAGAGCGTGTATTTGTAGACGTACCGAATTTAGATCCAGTACAAGTACAGCCCAACGGCCAAATCCTCTTTAGGAACTCCTAGCATGTCCATTGAACGCCTTTCACTAATCGACACGGTCACGGCATCGACCAACTTTGCCGTCAACGTCAATGGACAAGACTACCGGGTTCTTGCCCAGTCTGTTTACGACTACATCATCAACGCTACAGAGGAATTTGGTGGCGGAGATGGCATTCTTGGGGACAAAACGATTCAATACTTTGCTCCCTCTGCGACTGGTTGGTCTGTGGCTGTTGCGTCTGAAAGCCAGAGCGCATGGCTCGTTATTACGCCTACAGCAGGGTTTGCTGCTGGCACAATTACGCTGCCGGCTCTGATTAACGTGAAGGAAGGCCAGGAAGTGCTGGTAAACTGCACACAGTCTGTGGGTGCGCTTACCGTGCTTGGCAATGGCGCAAACGTGATTGGTGCGCCTACGTCACTGGCTGCAAATGGCTTTTTCCTAATGAAGTTTGAACCAATTCTGAGCAATTGGTATCGTGTTGGATAACTACTAAATTTATGGGCCTCGCTTTTCAACCTGCTTACAGCCTCGGCGTCACTGTCACGCCGAATGTAACTTCTCAATCTGTCACTTTGGGATTCACGTCTGAGTCCATTGTGTTTACAAACCTTGGATCAACCGTTGTGTACGTTCGTGTTGGGACTGCTACCAGTGGCACACCTGCAACGACTTCTGGTTATCCCGTGTTGGTTGGCTCACAGGTTTCCATTGGCAAAGATCAGGACGATGACACTGTCTCGTTCATCTCTCCTGCTGGACCTGGGTCGCTGCACATCATCCAAGGTATCGGGCTGTAATGATCCGTTTCCTGTTAAGGCGCCGGTCTAAGACTCCTGCAACGGCTGGTGGAGTGACTCCTCCTCCGGTGACGTTCACTTACCTGCGTCCCGACGGGACTTCTCAGTTTAACCGCCCTGACGGCACCTCAATCTACATCCGACCCTAGCCATGCCAAATCTCACGGTTTCAGCCGATATTGACTCTTTCATGCAGTCCGCAAACAAAGCGGCTGCTGTGGCCTCTCTAGGGGCTTTATCGACCACTCAGATTGCAGGTCTGTCTACTGTGGCGCCGGCAGCACTGGCTACGACTGCTGTTGTGGGCTTGAGCAGCTTTGCAGCTAGGGCTGACCACCAGCATGTGCTCCCAACTGCTGCGGATATTGGCGCATTGACGACAAGTCAGATCGCAGGGCTGTCCACGACGGCTCCTGCTGCTCTAGCGACTTCACCAGTCGTTGGTTTGAGCCAGTTTGCTGCTCGTGCGGATCATCAGCATCAGGCGCTTCAGGTGGACATACAGATTTTTACATCAAGCGGCACTTGGACAAAGCCAGCCGGTGCGGTTCAAGTTGCCATTGAGCTTGTGTCTGGCGGGAATGGTGGTGGTGCTGGCGGCAAAGCGGCTTCTGGGACTGCTGTATATGGGGGCAGCGGAGGTGGAGCTGGAGGTTATAGTAGAACTCTTGTAAACGCTTCTGATCTTGAAGCAACATGTGCTGTAACTGTTGGGGCAGGAGGAACTGGTTCCATTTTTGGCGGGGCTGTGGCTGGCACTGGAGGGGCATCAGGAATTGCAAACACAAGCACGCCAACACTATTTTTGGCTAGAGCCCAATCTGGAGGAACTCCTGGTCAAAATGGTGGAACCACTGCTCCAACAACCGGAACTGGAGGCGCTCCAAATAGTAACGCCGGAGGGACAGCAAATATCACGGGCACTGGAGGTGCAGGAAGTGGATCTGCAAATGCACCAACCGGAGGCGGTGCTGGTGGTGGTATATCTACTGCACCACAAGCATTTAATGGCGGCAACGGCGCCACAAATCCTTTTATTAACACATTTTCTGCTGGGGGTGGTGGTTCTTCTGTCGCAAATGGAGCGAATGCAACGCCGGCAACAACTCGGGCAGCCACAAGTTTAATTATGAACGGCGCAGGAGGGGGTGGTGGTGGTGCATCTAGTTTTGCTAGTGGCAGCGGAGGAAATGGCGCAAGCGGCTCTGGTTATGGCACAGGTGGAGGCGGTGGAGGCGCAACCGTTGGAAGCGGCAATGGTGGAAATGGTGGCTCTGGCGCACAGGGAATTGTTATTGTGACCACTTATTTCTAAATATGGAATACGCAGTCATTAGCTCAGAAACCAACATTGTAGAGAACGTCATCATTTGGGATGGTGTTACGCCTTGGACGCCTCCCACTGGATGCTATACAATCGCAATCGGAGACTCTGGCGCCGGCATTGGCTGGAGTTACATCAACGGAGCATTCGTATCCCCTTAACTTTCCCCCGGACAAACGCAGCAAACAAAAACCAATATGGCTAACCAGTTCCTACTTAAATACAGCGCCACGGCTGGCGTTGTCCCAACGTCCGCAGAGTTGCCTCTGCGCCAAATCGCGTTGAACACTGCCGATGGCAAGCTGTTCATTAAAAAGACCGACGGCACGATCATCAGCTTCGAGAGCGCCTCTGCTTTTGCTCGTGCGGTACATTCCCACAGCATCTCTGATGTCACTGGACTTCAAGACGCTCTGGATACGTTGACGTCTGCGGCGGCTGCTGCTCAGTCTGGAGCGGATGCTTCCCTCAAGAAGTCGTCCAACCTGTCTGACCTGTCCAGCGTTTCGACTGCTCGCACCAACCTCGGTGTTGACAGCTCCTCGGAAGTTGACGGCAAGATTGCTACGTCCAAAAGCGCCTCTGACGCCTACACCGACGCAGCCATCGCGGCTCTGATCAATGGGAGTCCTTCGACGCTCGATACGCTGAAAGAAATTGCTGACGCTCTGGCTGCCGGTTCAGACGTTGCGACTGCTCTCAGCAACAGCATTTCTGCTGTTTCCTCCCGCGTAAGCACGCTGGAAGGTCAGAATCTCGACAGCCGCATCACTGATGCGCAGGCTGACGCGGATGCTGCCCAAAGCACTGCTGACAGCGCGGTGACTGCTGCCGCTGCTGCACAGAGCACTGCCGACCAAGCGGTTCTTGACGCAGCCGCTGCTCAATCCGATGCCGACGCAGCTCAGTCCACTGCCGATAGCGCAGTTTCGGCTGCCGCGACCGCACAGGCCGGCGCTGATGCGTCTGCCAAGAAGTCTGCAAACCTGAGCGACCTGGCTGACGCTGCCACTGCACGCACAAACCTGAGTGTTGACTCGTCCAGTGAGGTTGACTCCAAGATCAGCTCTGCTGTTAGTTCTGCTCAAAGCTCGCTTCAGGACAGCATCGACGATGTAAGTGACCGGGTTACGACTCTCGAAGGTCAGAACCTTGACTCTCGTCTGTCGAGTGCAGAAGGCACGATCGCTGGCCTGGGCACGATGTCTACGCAGAATGCGAACAACGTGAACATCACTGGCGGCCTGATTGGCGCCGGTTCAGTCCCCACTGATTCGGGTGTGATTCTCACTGAGAACAGCACCTTGGACGGAGGGACTTTCTCGGGTTTTAATGGCGGGGGTGGTGGCGGCAACACCACTCCCGTGATCGGTGCCTACTTCTATGCTGGCTCGGATAGCAACTGGAGCACGCTTGCAAACTGGTACGGGGACAGTTCCCGGACTCAGGCCGCAACGCAGCTTCCAGGCTCTTCGACTAGCGTGACGCTGCAAAGCAACGCTTCTGCCAACATGGATAGCTGGACCCAGCCACAAAGTATCAACATTGGGTCGTTTGACCTGACGTTGACTTCGACGGCGAACCCGTCTGCAAACCTCTCGTGCAATGTGAGCGGCACAGGCACGGTCACGCTCAACGGCGTGGCATTCAACCGTTAACCATACTGCGGGGGCGCCTGAAATATGGCGCCCCTGCTCCACTTTCTCTTTCTATGAATCCATCTATCGAAATGACCTGTGACGCCGTGTTTGGCGCTGGGTCGGAAAACTTCGGAGTTATTAACGGCAATGTGACGTTTCAGAACGGATCTGCAAATAGTGGAACTGTTACAGGAAACGCTGTTTTTAACGGAAACGCCGAAAACAAGTCAGGCGCAACTGTTACTGGTAATGCGACGTTCAATGGAACATCTGTTAATGCTGGGGCTGTTGGTGGCAACGCTACGTTTGCAGCGACTGCCGTGAATAACGGGACGGTGACTGGAACTGTTACTGTTGCATTAACTGAAGAGGCTGCCGCTTATGCAGCATGGTTGGCTGCTAACACTGGCGTGAACCAGTACACTGTGGCTGGAGACAAGAATGGCCAGTGGGCGTACAACTCGACTGAGTACAACTCGCAGGCTGGTGCTGAGGCTGCCGCTTATGCAGCATGGTTGGCAACAAATACAGGAGTCAATCAATACACTGGTCCTGGAGATAAGAATGGCCAGTGGGCATGGAATCAGACTGAGTACAGCTCGCAAACCGCTGCGCAAGAGGCTGCATATCAATCTTGGCTGGCTGCTAACAGCGGCGTCAACCAGTACAGTGGAGCCGGGGCGAAGAACGGTCAGTGGGCATGGAATCAGACTGAGTATAATTCTGAGCAATCGGCAAATATTGCTCAAGACATGGACTTTGCCAACTGGGTTAGCGAAGTGCCTGGCACTGTTCGTCAGTACCTAATTGCGGGCATTAACTATGGGAAATGGGCCTACAACTACCAATCCTATAGCACGAAGACTGAAGTTGATGCAGCGTACGCCGCTGCGAATCCCTAGTCCCACTCACGTATTTCAAGCCGCTGTCCGATCCGGCGGCTTGATTTGTTTTGAGCAAATGCTAAATGAAAGTTATGCCAACGATTCTGTTGAATAACAAAGTAAACGACGGATCCGCCCCAAGTCCGTCAGACGTAGCGGTTAGGGAACTTGCAATCGACGCCTCCACTGGTTCTTTGTGGACAAAACTCAAGACTGGTTTGGTTCGTAAAATCATGGCGATTGCTGCGCCTCATGCCAGCACACACGCTGCCGGCCAAGCTGACGCGATCAATCCAACCTCGATTGGTGCGGCAATGATTGACCACCAGCACACTCCTTTGGATCTTGTGGGCTGTGGTGACATATTGACCTCCAACGCAGCAGACTTTGCTGCTGCATCGCACACTCATGGTGTAGGCCAAGTCACTGGGCTTTCTGCACAGCTTGACGCCTTGGCTCAACGCATTTCAGCACTTGAACAACAGGTCCACCCACAATGAGCAAGAAACAGGTAAACCTCTCTGTATCCAAAGGCGAGAAGCTGCCGGTGTCCAAAGGTGCTGGGCTGACAGCTAAGGGACGTGCAAAGTACAATCGTGAGACTGGCAGCAACCTTAAGGCTCCTGCACCACATCCTAAGACAGAAAAGGACGCGGCTCGCAAAAAATCGTTCTGTGCTCGCATGAGTGGAATGCCGGGCCCCATGAAAGACGAGAAGGGGCGCCCGACTCGTAAAGCTGCAAGCCTCAAGCGCTGGAACTGCAAATGAAGCCAGGACTGTACGCCAACATTCACAAGAAGAGGGAACGCATCGAGGCTGGCTCGAAGGAGCGGATGCGAAAGCCCGGCACCAAAGGCGCTCCTACTGCTGCTGCCTTTAAGGCTGCTGCCAAGACTGCTAAAAAGAAGTAATGCAAATCCCCATCCTCAACGGCATTTACACTAGCACCGCTGGGGACTTCCGCGTGGAGTATCCACGCAACATGGTGCCTGTGGTTTTGAAGTCAGGCATTTCTGAGGGGTACTTCAGACCCGCTGATGGGATTGTTGGTCTGGGCGCCGGCCCTGGAATAGACCGTGGAGGAATTGAGTGGAATGGACTTCTCTACCGCGTGATGGGAACCAAACTGGTTTCAATCTCTAGTACGAATGTAGTCACTGTCATAGGCGACGTAGGAGGCACTGGACAAGTCACGTTTGACTACTCGTTTGACTACCTTGCCATCGCGTCAAGCGGAAAGTTGTACCTATATCGGCCAAGCACCGGGTTGCAACAGGTCACAGATCCCGATTTGGGAACCGTTGTAGATGT